TTCTTGGACATGACGCTTTTCCAGCCCATCTGGTAGGGTTGCAATGTTTGCACAACCACCTTACCGACCGTACCCTTGCCCTGGCGACCCTTTGTCACCTTGACGATAGCACCGAGACGGATGGTCTGGACCTCGTCCTCCGCCCGCAGGAGGGCCTCTTCATAAGCTCGGCTATAGAGGAAGGCTTTCACCTTCGCCTGCACCTCGGGAGTGGCGTCGACCGTCGCCTTGGTGACCCACGGGACGGTCTGGAGACGGGCCTGAGCCTCGTCCCAATAGGTCGCATAAGTGGTCATCTCCCATACGTCCGACATGGTCTGGATCGACGCTTGCCAGACCTTGAGAGTTGCACCCTCGGCGATGGTCACCGTGGCTTCGATCCACTTGGACTGAGCATTATACTCTCCGACATTCATCGTTATTGCCATGATCTAGTCTCCTATCTAAACTCTATGCTATGGAGTATAGAGAAACTGGTCAGGAATGCAAGTGTTATTCCTGCATAGCTGACCAGCTTGGAGTGCATAGCTCTATTGTGAAGCTTGTGTTACCTTACGGGAACATGCTTACCGAAAAACTCATCCCGTTCGTCATAGTCCTCTGGGTGTTCGGACCATGCCTTCGTCCAGTTTTTGATTTCACGGCGCTTGTGGTTCTCTGAATCCACCTTCCGTATGCGACCCTTCTTTTCTTCGTAGGGTTCATAATCATCAAAATCTTCATAATGGTTTGAATTGCTTTTCATCTTCGCCATTGATATTACCTAATTTTATCCTCTGTTACCACAACCCTGGAAATGCTTCTAAGACAAGCGCAGCATCAAGCCCTTTGACATTCTGCTTCTTCAAAATCATGTTCTTGAAGACTTCAGCTTCACGCTTCTCCAATACCTCAAGAATCTGGATCAGAATTTCTTCTTTTCTCTTCTGTGTGAGACCAGGCGGCACTCTAGGATTATTGGCCTCGAAAAGATATGCTCGGCTCAGTTCGAGTTGAAGTGAACTGTATGCCAACCCTGGAGGTGAATCCGAGGCTTTATAGTTGGGTAGATTATCAATTGTGAATTGCACATGCGGGCTATATGTGCCCTGCAATACACTCTTCAAAGCGAAAGTGTCATGGCTTCGCAAGACATAGATACGCTCGTCTCGGGTTTCTGCTTCTTCAAATTCATCAAAAATTTCATAAATGTTTTTCATTAGAATTCATCCAATACTTCAATGAGGTTCTTCAACCTGTTCTCAATAAAATAGTTCAGCATCTTCTGCTTGTTACCAATCTTCGGCTTATCGAAGGCCACTACGATACTCTCCTTGATCTTTTCAGGAATGTAATCGAAATCAACGAGCATCTGGTTTCGCTTGTAGCCTCTAAGCATAACATCGGTAGTGCAGAAGTCTTCTGCGCTTTTATTTATCCACTCTTGGAGTTTTTTGCTACTGATAGCTTTCTGTCGTTCACCAGCCACAAAGGTGTTATCGGCTGAGAGAAAGTTAGGAATGCCATCACCACGGTCGCCGCGAATGATATGCTCCTTGATATAGTTGAGAGGGTCTTCTGTCTTTACGAACCTCTTGAGAATAGGGCTGTACTGAACCACATTCTGGTACTTCTGTAGCTGCACGAAGTCTTTGTCAGAAGACAGAATGAGAATTTCATCATGTGAAGAAATGCGGCCTGTGATAACGGCGATGATATCATCCGCTTCTGCGCCTTCGACTTCGATGACCTTATAGGGGAAGTTTTCTTTCAACTCTTCACGGATCTTGTTCAGAGTTTCAAAGATCAGGTGCCAATCAAAAGCCGACTTCTCTCTGTCACCTTTACGATGGGCTTTATAGAACGGAAAAACCTCGCGTCTCCAGTATTTCTTGGAGTCGCAAGCGATAACGATATCACCATATTTGGATTTGAATTGTCTTGCATACGAACGAAGGCTATTGAGAACCATGTGGCGGATAAGACCCTCATCTAATTGGGTCTTCGGATTGCTATTGATTTGTTGCATCAAGTTCGAGATCAGAACCTGGTTGAGATCGATCAAAATCATAATATGTCCTTATTGCTATATCTACTATATAGCAGTTACTCGTCTGTGTCAAGTACCGTTTCACCAGTCTCGCGGTTTATGACCTTCACATTCTCATCGATGAAGTTGTGTAGGCCATGTGCTATATCGAAATGTCTATAGATGGTGGCTCTCAATCCATCAACGGCAAAACTGAAGTCTTTGAGGAACTGTTTACCATCCACATCGATGCCAGAATTCTCGATATCACTCACTAGATTATCAACAAGTTCATCGATGATAGAGTCGGCATAGTTTTGCAGACCCTTCACCTTTGTCTTTTCGATTACATCATTCTCAATTGGAATCTCTCGAACGATCTTGCTCTTGGGAAACTCTACGACATTTTTCATTTTACAGCCTTCATAAGGAGGGTCTCATTATTTATACGACCATTCGCCGTCTTAGGCTTGCACTTCACATTGTCCATCAGCTTACGAAGAACCACCTTGCTACCTGCTTTGAGTATGGTCAAGGTCTGTTCAGGCTTACGAAGCTTCTTGGTGATAGAGGTATTCTCATCATAGCCAATGATTGAAGACCCCTTCACATTCAAACCCATAGGACCAAGAGCATTGTATACCGTCATTGTGCGATACTTCGAATTGAAGACCCAGAGTTGCTGAGAACCAATGACCTCGGTGGGCTTGATGCTAGTAACACCGAACTCTTTGTCTTCGGCCTTGTACTTCATCTTCGCTACGATGACAGATGCAGGCTTCTCTTTCTTCTTACGAGGCTTACGAGAAACCTTCACGACAACAATACGAGCCTCAGCCGCAGAAACGAAACTACGGATAAACTCCATGTATGATTTCAATTGGATCTTTTTCCAGCGAGAGTATGCTTCTTTGAGTTGAGGATCACGACCCTGCATTGCTTCATACAGTTCTGCATAGAGCGGCTTATACTTGTCTGCAATGCGCTGTGCAATCTGCGGCTTGATATCGTTGGTTCGCATCCAGTTTTCGGCACTGAATGTGTTGCGACCCTCCTTGAGATAGATATCAATCTGATCTTCAAGATCGGCAATGAGATTTGACACCTTCTCATTCATACGATCTTGGATTGAAACCACAACCTTCACAGGCTCGACAACCTCATCCGCTTCAACCTCGTTGACGATGAGGGCTTCGATCCTCTGCATGATACGGTCGATCAACTCTTGCGGCAGTTCACTACCATTCATAAACAGACGGCAGTGCCAGCCAATGTTACGGAGCTTTTCGGCCGAGATTTGGCTTACGAGCTTCAGCTTCTTCTTATCATACTTGACCTGCCTCAAGTATGTAAGGGCAAACTCTTTCGCATCATCGTTTGAATAGAAATAGTTGAACCAATTGTACGCACGACCGAGATCATTCTCAGCGGTCGAGCCGACCAATACAGGTTCAGACCCGAGGTACTTTTCATCAAGAAACTTGCCACGAACCTTGCCAACTGCTTTTGCCATGTTTTCCTCAGTAGATTTGACCGAACTTCAATTCCTGAAAGTCCGAGATGACACATACCCCGTCTTCAAGATATGGATAAGTATAGGACATTTTTTCGGCTTCGTCAAGTGCTTCTTCAAGGAAAAGATACACCTTACTCATTCCGAAAACATCAATCATCCGATCCATATCACCGTCCCAGTGAAGGGTATTGTCATGGAAATTTCCGTAAATGTTATCGATAGCCTGTGAATAGGCTACACGGAATTCTGGGCCAGATGTATGAAGAATGTAAATTCCGTTATCTGCTGACATCAAAAACTCACATCAACGGATTTGATTGAGTCCATACGAAACGAACGCCAACCATGAGAATCGATATCCCAGACAGAAAGGATATTTGGATTCTCAGCCCGAGGCTTCGCACCTTCTTGTAGCAATTGAGCGGGCAAAATATCTGCCTGCAAGGTGCAGCGCATTTCACGGATTGTACCATCAAGCTTTTCAAAAGTGACGGTCACAACACCCTTGCTCAGTGTTTCTTTCAATTCATAACGATCCATCATGCCCGCATCTCCTTAATCAGTGCATTAGCTTCGGTAAATGGGAGGTAGTACCTGAGTAGAGTTTCGAAGGCCTCGACAAACATCTTGTTATTTTCAAGGTCATACTCGGTATAAGGTTCAAGCTTACCGTTGGCTTTGCGCTTTTCGATATCCTTAACATCTTTAAGCATGTAGCCGTAGTCCTTGACTAGCATATCACGCATAAGCGAGTCGGCCGTTTCGTCAGTAATTTCGATCTTCATGTCTGCAACCCCGTCATGTTGTGCATTTCCATATAATCAGCTAGGTCTTCATACCCACCGATACGCTTATCATATACGAAAACCTGTGGTACTGTCAAGGGCAAATTTGGGCCAATCAGTTCTCGCAACTCTTCCTTAGTGTAATCCGTTCCAAAATTGAATAAGATATACTTGACACCCACATCATCGAGGAGTTTCTTGGCCTTGATGCACCAATCGCAATTGTCTTTTGTGTAAATCTTGTACATCAATCAACTCCAAAATGTTCTCGTGTGGGTTTATTCACATGCCAAGCATTGTGACCTTCAGCAATCAGTTGTTCTTGAACTGCTAAAACTTCCTTAATAATCAACTCAGCAAACTTTTCCAAATTCTCGTCTGTGAATGCTAACCCAGTGACAGCTCGCATTGGAGGTCGGCTCCAAGTTTCTGCTCCGGCTTCTTCGGCGATTTCTAGTATACGCTCGTTCATCACCACTCTGGTCCTGTTGTCTTGTCCGTGCGCTGGTACACGTAGCTGAAATCCACGCCGTAGGCCGGCACCACCAGCAGGCGCTCGGGCATCCTGTTGCTGTCCTTCTCG